TGAACAAAACATTCCTTCATTTCTGTTAGGAAAATTTCTACAACAACTAGGACGAGTTTCGTATATGCTACAAAGTTCGTCATTGTTTAAGTAAGGACAGCGTATACTCATTAGACCTCTTATGGTGGACCCGTCGGGCACTGCCCCCGAGTCCGCAACACCTTTCTGTCAAGGCATTAAACTACAATTCTTTAATATTATACGACATACCTATTTATCGGTCAACCAGGCCCGTCCTACCACGCTGTTTGATCTAACAGCGAAATCTTATTCATTGTCTGTCCATTCTTTCAACAAGATCATCACATACAATAACATACCAACTAGGAAAATTACAGCTACCATGCCCATGCTAGTTGTATCCTTTGATGTTTTTGCCGTCTGTGGCAGGATTGCCTCGTGCCATTACATTTTGTAGTTGCTGGGCTCGGTCACGTTCGGGCGGTAGTGGACCACACCCCAACCGGTTCCATTCGTCTTCAGAATAATAGTGTTCTACGGGTCGTTTGGTCTGTTGCATGGTTCAGATATTTATTATACAATAATTTTGTTGCTTTTTCTACGGTTTTCGGACACAGTCAAATATTGTAAATTTTTAAGAGTATGTAGTCCGCCCTTGCTAATAGGAATAATGTGGTCGACTTCATATCCAGGCGGGCAATTATCATAAAATTCTTGGATAGCCTTTCTGTCAGCGTTCGGTGGAGTTTGATTTTTTACACTGGCTCTATAATTTGCTGAAACTTCTCTAACCTTTTTTCGGGTGGCTTCAATCTTTTCTTCTTTTGTTTTATATTTTCTACGATTAAAATCATAACACTCAAAAGAACAATACTTGCTTGCGCCCTTTATCATGTTTTCGCAACCTTTGCATTTGTGAGTAATTGCTATTCTTTTAGGAACTAATTTGTTATTAAATGATGCCGCACAACTACTATTGCAAAACTTGTTCATTCTTTTTTGTTGCGGTAGTTTAAGATTACAGTGCGAACAAAATTTTGGATTTGCCTCATACAGCTCATTCATTTTTTTTGCATAAGCTAAACCGCCGGCCTTGCAGTTGGCTCTATTAGCACCTAATCGTTGAGGTGTCAACTTCAATTTCATAAGTTTATTTATGGTGGGCCGAGAGGGATTTGAACCCACAGTGTCATTTCTGAGCCGGCTTATGAGGCCGGTGCCTGCAAACCATACGGCGTTCGGCCCTTGATTACATTATAACATCAGGGCTGGTAGTTGTCAAGAAATTGTTGTAAATTGCCATACAGGTTTATCATCACAGCTTCTTTGCTGCCAAAAAACACTATTTTTTTGGGTATGCCTTTGGTGGCTGAAATGTAGTAAGGCATCTGCATTTTCCTGTCTAAGTCCAGGATCACGTGTTGATTGAATTGATGTGGATCTGCGATGGCAAATTCATAACGAGCCAGATCCAACTCTTCGGTGAATACACGATGCCCAGGACCGGTCAACCTCATGCCTCCGGTTTTTCTTATGTTGAACCACCAGGTGCGCATGGCCGTGGCCACCGATACGGCCGAGTCGGCACTTAAATTTTGTACCAGCTGTTTTGTCAGTGTAAGTTTATCACGCACATCAAGGATAAATCCGATCACCAATTTTCAATAGTACCACAGAAAACTGATCGGTACGGAACTGTGTGTTTAGTTTGCGAGCCAGGTTTCTGGCATGTCCGGGATTACTGAAACTGACCTTTTTGTATTTGGGTCCAGGATACTGAACTAACATGTTGGATGTTTTGAGATTGATGGGTTGGTTGTCATAGAACACAGCCCACACTCCGTCTGATGCCAAGACCTGTTCAGTCTTGTAGGTCACTTTGTTGGTGTGTTCGATCAACACCGTAGGTTTGGGTCGGCTCATGGCATAATACTCCTACATTTATTTATGCCAAAATATAGGTATATTTTAGAATGAACCGCCGTTGATTTCCACACGCACAGCAGTATTTTCAGTTGGTGTTACTGGATTTTCTTTTGACTGTTGAAGGGATAAAAGTAATTTGGTAATATCTGCGTGCAGATCTTTTGCATCTTTCACTGGCATAATAAAATCTTTAAGGCCCCGAGCCTCGGCACCTTGTAATCTTTCCACAAATCTATGTATGTGTAACATTTTGTAAATCTCGAAATCTTTTCCAAAAACTCAGATATGTTTCATGGTCTGTCATAAGTTTGATATATTGGCGATGAACATCGTCATTTTTCCAAAGTATTTGATTTACATTTCCGTTTTCATCAAATACATTCCGGGCATCATCATTTTTGATTGCTGACGCTACCACTTGTTCGTGAATCGTGCTGACTCTTGCCCACTCTTGTTGTTCATGTTGTGGCAGTGAAGCGATCCATTGCCATAGATCTTTACCGGTTTGATGTGAAACTGGTATGCTTTTTTTAAAATCACTCTGGTCCATGACTGTATTTAGTGGCCTTGGCCTGTTGTTCTGAATAATAAGGACCTTGATAGGGATAGCGTTGTAACATGATCAACTTGGGCGCAAACGCCGTATGCCAAGTACGCCCTCGTCGCACGAGATACCACCCGGCACTAAACCATGATTTGCTTTTGTTTGTTTTGGTATACACCGGTAACTGTTGCACCACGTTCCACATGGGATTACACACACGACCACTGGCCGGATAATTGTGTACATGATCAATGGCCGACGTGGTCTTGACTTTTTTTACCGCAGGTTCAAAGTCAATGTTGGCACGTTGAGCAGCCATCTTTATAGTCTTAAACTGTACCACTTGATTGTTAAGACGCACCTGATATCCGCCGGCGCAGGCTTCCACGTTGCCGACCTTGCGATTGTTCTCTTGCAAGATCCAAAATTCATTGTCTATCACGGGTTTAGCTACCAATGTCATTGAGTACTCCTTTGTATGTTTGATTCATCCAACGCCCAAAACTTTCAGCGTTTTCGCTGCATTTGTTGAGTTCATACTTGCCGCAGAACTGCATGAATCTCACGCCCACCTAGCCTACATCCTTGTGGCTGATCTGCTCTTGTATGGCCGCATCTACTACTTGTTTGATTTCTTCTGGCTGTGCTGTTAAATCAATCAAGGTCCTGTTGCGTTCGTAATCATCCAAGACTCTGTGTTCTATCCCGTCAGGATCCATCCAACGTTGCAACATCAAGTTGTTCCAGGCATAGCCTTGTTTGGCACGGTCCTCAAAGGCTTCCTGTAGACCAACCTTGTTTCGAGTTCCCTTGGTCCTGACACCTGGGTAGGCGCTGAATACATTGTCGCTACTGTCTCCCCGCATGCACTTTTCAAACAAAAGCCACGCTGGGTCAGGGATTGTTTTAGGTTCCTTAGTTTTCTTATCGACGACCGCTCGGCCCTTGGCATCGAATATTCCTTCTACTGTGATTAATTCATCGGTGATACCGTTGTATTGTTTGACATCGGCGGATACCAGCTGAACAAAGTCGGTATCACTGCTGATTACAACATGTTCATCTTGAGGATGTAGTGCGATCCAGCGAGCTATGATGTCGTCGCCTTCGGCTGTAGCACAACGAATCACGCTGCAGTTGGTTTTCTCACTCAAGTATTTAGTCAAGGCATCATAGGTTTCCCAGAACATCTTGTCTTCTTCGAGTTCCGTCTCGGTCAGTGCCTGGCGAGCCACAGCACGGTTGTTTTTGTAGGGCTTATATACATCCTTGCGCCAGCTTCGTCCTTCCAGGGCAAATACCATGTGGTCCGCTTCAAAACGCCGGGCCATTTTGTTGGCTGCCATCAGCGTTACATGCAGGGCAAAACCCACTTTTTCCCAGGTGTCACTGGCTCTGAAAGCACCATGTCGGGCACGGAAGAAAAGATTGGCAGTATCTACGAGAACATATTTCATACAGCAATTATAGCAGATTGCTGATCAAAAGTCAATCAAATAAACCGGTTGGACATGATGTAACTCAACATGTAACGGTGGAAATGACTGTGTCCATCTCGCCCAAAATGCCAACTATTGGGTGAAACTGTGTCTATACCTCCGGCACGTATTATGGCATCATAGGTCAATTTTGGATCGTAGGGCCCAATATAACTTGCTCCCCAATCTTTTCGATCCTTTATTGTGTTGAAATCGTTGTTGCCGTTGAAGAAAATATGCCGAACACCTTTATCATTTAATTCTTGGTGGAATTGCCAAATCTCTTCATGCGCTTGTTTAGTTTTTTGTTGCCAAT